AGCCGCTTTCGCCTACAGACAAAAAAGGCCACTGAGGTTCTTCAAGAACAATATCAAGATATGCCCTGTTGACACAATCTTGAGCGTGTGCCTGAAGCCCAATAGCAGAAGAAAAATTACTTGAGGTTAAGACAACCTCGTTCATTTCTCTGAGCAGTTCGTTAGTAAGCTGTAGGTATGTTGTCGCCATTATTTTTTATGAACCTTTTGTATTTCAAAGTTAGCGTTTAATGTTGCACCTTTATGTGGCTTGAACTTACCTGTGTGCTTCATAAGCTTATAGCCGCCCTTGGCTTGTTTCATCCAATGGTAGCCTTTAGGAGCCGCGACTTTCATTAGGATTCTCCTGCTCGTTTCTCAACTGAGGATACTTAATTTCTCCTTGCTTTTGATAAGGAAATTGATTGCCTGTCATCTCAGCACAAACCTTTTCTTTTTCTTGAATAGACTTGTATTCGCTACGTGCTACTTGAGTAGTCATTAGTTTGCTCCAGCTACAGGCATGGCGTCTGCTACAGTGCTTCCATACATTGGCTGTGCGCCTTGCTTGGCTTCACCGCCATACATCTTTTTATCGCGCATACCACCGCCCATGTACATAGAACGACCATCATGCTTTCCACCATGCCCCTTCTTCATGCGCTTCATTTCTTTATTATCTTTATACATCATATTTACTTCTCCTTTTTACCAAAAATACGATCATAGTTTGAGTCATATTTTTTTTTGTTTTCACCAGTGTAAAAAGTACCGCTTAGGGTCTTTCGTCTTTTAGGACTCATTCTAATTGGCTTTTGTTCTGTTCCAATCTGTGGCATTTCTAACTCCAAAAATAAAGGGGGAGTATTTCATCCCCCTATATATTTTAGTCGATGCCGTAGAAAGCAGATACGAGAGCTTCAGGTCGCAAAACCTTAGCGCCGTAAACGTGCAGTCCACGAACAATGTCACCAAAGCTATCCGGGTCACGGATGACTTCTGTATTCACAATTGTTTGTGCAGTACAGGTTGATGACATATGACCAGCGATACACTTACCAGCGGCATTGCTAGTAGCGGCAATGTTGTTGGTCTTGTACATATCAAAACCACGCAACTTACCAGAGCTAACCAATCCATTACGGATAGAGCCTTGACCAGCGTTGAAGTCTACGCTCATCAACTTGGATGAGGTTTGAACCAACTGCTCGTAAAACTCAGGATTAGCCAAGAACCAACGTCCTTCTTCCGGTACATTGG